GGGGATAACATATGTTGAGTGTCCCGCTCGATTCATTACATAGATTTCATATACATCATTAGTTGCCCAAGACATACCACCAGCACTTACTGTAATTGTAGTTGCTGTTACACCTGTAATTAAACCAGTAATGCTGTCTGTGGTGTTTTGTACTTCATCTCCTACACGAATTCCATTTTTTATAAACTGTGCTCCAGAATCAGTTAAAACAGTTGCACTAGCTCCAGTATTTGTTCCAGTAACTACGTGGTAAGGCCATTTAAGAACAGATACATTTCCTCTGAAAACAATATCTCCCCCAGATTGAAGAAGGGTTGACGCTCTATCCATTATTTTAGTTATTGTTTCATTTTCATATTGAATAACGACAGCCTGAATATCTTGAGAAATTACTTCTCTAATTGATCCAGGTGGAATACCAGTATCGGGTATAGAATCTGTAGTAGCATTAACAGTTGCAGTTTGTCCACTACCATTATCAATGCCAAAACCGCTAATAACGTCTAACCAGGTATTATCTCCATTTGAGGAAATAAGTAAGCCTCTATTATCTTCCATTACTTTTGCAACAATAGCTGTTTTAGTAGTGTTCCAAGTAATTACATCATCTACACTAAAAGTTCCACCAGTAATTGCTCCATGATTAATCATGATTACTTCTTTAGTAGTTGGGGCACGTCCGGTATCAACACTACTTACATACTCCGTTCTTACTTTAGTTATAATTTCATCTCCTTGGCGTGGGAAATTATAGTTAGCAAAAATCGGATCAACTAATGCCGTATCAGTTCCTTGATATTGTAGAGTTAACCCATAAGTAGCAGGAGTTTCTGGTACAGTTCCTCTAGAGTGATAGTTTAAATCAGGTTGTGGATCACTACTTGATTTATCAGACACAAGAGAACTAAATTCAAAATCTAAGAAATAGTCATGTCCACTTAAATGAGTGTTTGTTGTTTGTTTATCTTCAAGTGCAAGCTCTTCTATTACTCTCAATGGAGTTTTACTTGAACCTGTTAAACTTGTATTTCCATCTCCACCAGCTAATGGTGTTCCAGAAGCAACAAACTTATCTGTATCAGAAGTACCAATATTTAATGGAGAACCTTGCCAAGCATGAGCAGTAAATTCACCGGCCCCACCACCATTAATAATATCTTCAATGATCGCACTTCTAGTGGTTGAACTACCATAAGTTGCATCTTCATTCATTTCTTGTTTTAGAAGTTCATTAAGATTATCATAACAAACTAATTCTACAGTTTGTCCATATCCCCCCTCTCCATCAAAATGTGGAAGAATTCTTTCAATTTTTCCATTAAAAATTAAACGTCCACTATTTCCTTCGATTACTCGAACTTTTTGATAGCGTGTGTATACACTCTGTCTAGCATTTAAAGTATTTGCATTATTATCTGCAATAGTTACTTTTAAAGCTAACGGCAAATATAAATTATCAGTAATTTCCATTCTGATGTAGTTTGTCTCGGCTGTCCAGGTAGTGCCTACCAGGTATTCAAAACTAGATGCTGGCATTCTATCCTCTTATTTTTATTAATCTAAAAAACCAACCATAGAAAGGGTGAAGGTGTAGTAGTCTTTCGCATCAACTTTTTCTAAAGTTAGTTGTGCCATTTTTACTGTATAGGTAACTGCATTAGAGTTTGTATCATCAGTAAAAGTAATTGTTTCATTGTGCCATGAGTTTGTTTCTGTTGGATCGAAAATAAATTCAAGATCATCTCTATCAGCAATAGCAATAGCCCCATCATTTTCATCATGGCCTGTAAAATCAGTGTCACCACTGACAGTGATATTTAATTTCCATTGCCCTAAATCAAGTAACATTGGAGCTTCTCCAGGCAAGGGGATAGCTATAGGAGAACGTATATGTTGAATCTTTAAGCTGATCGCTTTCAACATATATGCAGTAACTCCTGAATCACCTGTTCGTGATAATTTAAGTGCTAAAGCCATTTTTATCCTTCTCCATCAAATCTATGAAATTCAGTTAATTCTCTATCTATTATAGTTTGGGCATATGCGGCATCTACTTTAGTAATACCAATAAACCCATCCTCTCCCTGTTCTACCGTAATATGAATTTGTGTGTCAGGACTGATTACAATATTCGGGTTTGTAGAAGTTCTTTTAGCCGCATCAATACCCCAAGACTCCAACAATTTTCCTGTAGTTTCACTTGTAAAACTTTGTTTAAATGCTGTTTGATCCTCACGACTTAATTGACTCATCATAGTTGCAATGAAGTCTTTATCTTGTTGTGACATTTCTAATAAGCCGCGTTTGTATATTTCAGAAGGTGTTGCACCTTTACCAAGTAGTTTAGCCACTAGATAAAATTCCCCAATAATTGCACCCATAGCTAATCCTGTAACCGCTAATGTGGTTGTAAGCGTTCCTAATCCAGTAATAGCCCCAACAGGAGGAACATCACCGCCACCAGCTACGCCTAACCCAACTCCACTACCACCCCCTAACCCTGGAATCTTCAAATTTTTGAGGTAATTGAAGAAACTAGGCATTGTTCTTGCTAACAGTCCAGCAACACCAAATAAAGTAGTTACTGTGGTACTAGCAACAGTAAGAGCTAGTTTTAATGCAGCAAATGGAGCAGTTAATGTTGCAAATAGTGCAACTAAACCTAGACCACCTACAGCGAGTTTTAAAACGGTTTCAAAAATCCCACCGAAATCAATTTTTCCAAATAAATCGGCTAAGTCGCTAAAGGAAGTAGGAAACCCTTCAAAAAACCCTGTAACTAAATCTTTTATTAAACTACCAAGGGCTGTAAGAGCTTCTTTTACAGCCGCCATTGGATCATCCATAAAACGAGCGAACCATTTGACAACAGAAGCAAAGCCTTTAATTAATGGGATTAATAAAGGCATAAAGAATGAAAGGAATATATCCACTAAAGCCCCAAGTAGTTGTAATATTGCTCCTAACATACCACTCATAACTTTAGATTGTTTAATTACAGCCCCAACAGTCACAGCACCGGCAGTAATTTTTGCAAATTTTGCCATTTCAGCAAACATTAGATTGTTCTTTTTTGTAGCGGCTGCAGCGGCTGAACCAGACGCGGCTCCACCACCAGTAACATCTGAAGCAGAAACTCCAGCACCACCGGCTTCTTTATAAATAACCTCTACGTTAATTGTACCGCTAACTTCGCCATCAGGCATTATTGTTGTTTATTCCTCAGTTCTTGTATAGCAACATGAGTTGCTTGAATATAAGTACTCTCTTCTTCATCTAATTCAAAAATTGTTTCGTAGGGAATTCCAATTTCTAACATACTTAAAAGATGGATATAGAATTGAATTTTTTCAATATCGAAAGTATTGCTTCCTACGCCTGCCAATACTTCACTTACTCTTTTTTTATGTCTGAAAAACTCTCTCCTGCATCTTTATTTTTTTCCTCTACACCAATACTTGGTAATAGGGTTTCTAAGGCAGCACCAAGCTCGTCTCCTACTTGAATTAAGAAAACATCATCAGTAATTCCCCACGGAGCTTCTTTAATCATTATTTTCAAACATTCTGCTGCATACTGTTGGCTATCAAAATGAGTATTTTGATTCTCATCAAATGAAATACATTGTGATTTAATGTAATTTCTCTTTGCCCAAGGCACACCAACTACTGTAATAGGAATAATTTCTACTGCCCCATCATGCTCTGTGCATTCCGCATTTGTAACAAAATCGCAAACAGTGCAAGGCATTGGTACTTTTAATTCTACTGGTTTTGGTGTTCTATTAAATTTCATTCTCTCTGGATTGTAAGCCATTTTCTTTTACCTCTTTATTTTCTTTTTATTATGGATATACTGGAATGCTATCAACAATGACAACAGACATGTTTCTCATCATGATTTCTCCATCAACTTGTAGAGGAGAATCAGTCTCTATGTTATGGGTTGCTCTAATGAAGAAACAACCTTGTGAATCAAACGTACTTGAAGCACTTGAAGAAGGCGATGTAATTGTAATTGTATCATTAGTTCCTCTTGTGAAGGTTAATGTCATATCAAAACCAGTTAAGGCTGGAGTTCCTGTTCCTGAAAGATCACCCTCTAACAATAATTCTTTCCACAGACTACGAGTTGTAGCCGTTGCTGCGAAACTATCTGGAAGAGCGATGGTCGCTGTTAAACGATATTCTCTTCTACTTTCTTGAATCTCGGAAGGAATTCTCTTCCCACCTTTATCTTTCATATAGTATCTAGGTTCAATATTATTATTGATTTCTAATCTAAAGTTTCTTACTCTTGCAAACTCTACCCCGAAGAATGTCAAACATCCTTGTGAGTAGTAATAAGGTTCTGTTGTTGGATAATCAGGTGTATCAAAAGCTCCTGAAGAGTTTCCCATATCGCCACCAATTCCTAACGGAGATAATAACATATTGCTAGACTTTTCCATAAGATCATTAGTAGCCGCATCACCTGATATTGCAGAGTTTCTAGTTTGATTGTGTACAAGATCAAGAAACTGTACATCGTCCCAACTGTAGCGTAGCATTTCTCCTTCATCGGCTGATAGGGTAGCTCTATTCACTACACCCCCTACAAATCGTCTTATGAAGTCATTGGTGGCTACTTCCCCACTGTCTCTCATTAAGACATTCCATGACATACTTGGAAGTTTTGCACTTTCTTGTACAGTGTGGGTAAAGACTCCTGAAGCTTCATAAGTAGCAACGCCATCTGCGTGAGCAACCATTAATGGGTAATTAAGAGTTACAGTATTTGAAGATAAAATAAGAATTTCTCTAACTTCTGCATTACTTCCAGTATCTATCTGAATCCATTTTCCTGCCGTATATCCCGTACCATCGGTTAAAGTAACTACTCTATCTCCAATTACTGTTCCCCCATTTAAAGAGTCCGTATTTGCTTGTGTTCCAGCTACGGTAGCAACTTGTCCGAAAGCGTATTTAAGAGGATATCCATTCAAAAGAAGAATATTAGGAAGAGCACCATTAAAGCTCTGTTTTCCTCTGTACATGTATGACCAGTTTCTATCTGCAGAATCTTTTAGGAAATACTGAGGAAGAAACTCTGGTGTTAAATCAGGAGTAGTTATTGTTTCATAAACACCTGGAAGGAAAGTATTGAAATTAATTCCCCCATCTCCTGCTGTACCTTGTGGATGCCCACCAGTAGTAGCTGCTGTATATGTGCTTCCGGTAGGAATAGCGTTAGTTCTTTCGTCTATAGTGGAGTTTGTAACATGTGGAAAACCAGTAGGATAATCTAAAAACACTGTTCCTGATGCAGCGGTTCCACTGTACGAACCAAGGGATTGAATTCTTCGAATTTCTGCATTTACTGCTCCTGCAGTTCCAAGTAAAACATAGTTTCCTACAGCTAAAGTTCCAGACGCCCCATCAAAAGTAACTGATCGAGAACCAGGCAATAAGGTTTGTTGTATACTGTAAGTTTCTCCAGAATCCCAATCATTTTCTGAACCACCGGATAAAGTTCCTACTATAGTCGTTTCAGTCAATGAAATAATTACTGCAGAAGAACCATCAGTAACATTTAGTATCACATCTCCAGCAACTACACCATCTGTTACAAACGTAGCAGTAGAGTCTGTTAGAAACGCAGCATTTGTGGAGGTATCGTCGGTGCCAGAAGATAATACAGTATTATTAAATACTCCAGTCCAATCACTAGCATCTGTAGTGGTATCAATTATTTCCATGTAACCGCCTGGTGCGGCTTCGGACGCGAATGACATTCGCGCTTGTTCTGCTCGATAGATATTTCCCATTAGTTTATTACCTTCATTTTAATCATTACTTGTTTCTAGTAGTACTGCATTACTTACAGTTGAAATCAACTGCTCTACGTCTTTTAACTCATGCTCCCATATTTCAATAGTCTTGTATCCCTTTTGTTTAAACAGTTCACTTTTTACTGAAAAAGTATTTTCATGTTTACTATCTGGACAATGGGTTGGGCATCGATGGAAATAACATCCTTGAAATTCAATTAAAAGATTTTTAGATGTATGACTAAAATCTGGACATTTTCCATTGATTATTTTTGTACCAGCCCCTATATAATCCCATTGATTAGGAAAATATCTGTTTAAAAGCCCTGTTAATTCTAACTCACTTTTATTTGGATGTTTTCCAGTAGCTGATAAAGATGCTTTAATTCGTGCATCTCTATCTAGTGTATTCTCCCATGATCTCTTCCCACCTAAACTAATCTTCTCTTTATGCTCTTCTGAGAGAGGAATTCCTCGTTTGGATGCTGCTACCTTTTCATTATGTTCAGCAGTATGTGTACGCCCTCTCATTATATCTGCTTGCTTTGCTACGCCTTCATTAGTCTCTTTAGTTAAGCCTTTATTCCAAACATCATTTTCTTGGTAATGTTCTGATAAAGATAGGGCTTGTTGGGCCAATCTACCATCATTTTCTTTAGTTAAGCCTTTGTTCCAACCTTCTCTCCCAATTAATTTTGCAACACGTTTATCAACTAATTCTTGTGGTTGAGGTTTCCCTGCTAATCGAATATGGTTTTTTAAGTTTTTAAAACCTTTTCCACAATTTGAACATATTTGTAATTCTTTCTTACTCATTGCTTGTTTCGAGAAGAACAGCCGAACTCACAAGCTCAATTGCTACTCTACCGCCCCATAATAATTGATTATCTTCCGTGTTTTCATGGAAGTTGATATATTGGATTCTTTGGAAGTTTGTCATTGTATGCATTGTTGCGTGACAAATTCTTCTAATTTCATTTTTCATATCCCACAAACGCACTCTTCCAACCTTAGTTGTAAGCTCAAGAACAACTCTCCAACGTCTATGTCCATATACCCATGTTCCAATAGGGTTTTCTTCTTCCATTGGAGCATCAATTTTTACGATAATTACATCTTGCATTCGTGCATCATAACGTATAGGTTCCGTACCATCATTTAAGTCAACAACGTTTGGCGAAGGAACATTTCCTTGTTGTTCATCCCAATTATCAACTAATAATGCTTTTACATCCGTAGAGGGTATAGTTGCTGCTGTATATATTCCCATTTTTATTACACCTTATAATATATTATATCATATTTTTCAATAAGAATAAACACATTAGAAAACTTCCTGCTTTATTAATTTTCTTAATTTCTTAGCGGATAATCGCATTACTGTCCAACCTTGAGATACTAAATATTCATCCCTTTTTTTATCTCGTTCTATTTCTTTTTGACGTAAATGTTGAGAACCATCAATTTCAAAGTCGATCATACGATCCTTAAAAGTAAAATCTAAACTATATCGCCCTACTCTAAATTCTTGAAAGAAGTCTACGTCTTTTATATAGCCTAATGTCTCAAGACGCTCTCTATAACAACGCTCTGGGTAAGACTCCCCGATCCCCCAGGATTGTCCGTCATGAACACCATCTCCCCATTGCTTAATTGTAATCTCTCTGGTCTTCTGCTTAGTTTCTTCACTAATAGGTCTTCCAACCATTCCGACACCATTACATTCATTAGAACAATATTTATCACGCTTAGTAGGTTTTTCACAAATAAAACATAAAGTAATTTCCCTTGGCTTCATGTATTCTTTATTATATGTAGAAACATGTCGTAATTTATTATGATGCCCCCTTAGAAAATTTAACTTACATTCTTGTCCACAACCACATTTACATGTATTCATTTTAGAACACCTCCCATCCGCGTAGATTTTCTGCTTTTTCTACAGTTTCTTCGCGCCAAAGATCAACTTTTCTTTCTAAAGATATTCTATCAGCACCACTAGTGGCTACAACTGAATAATCGTGAGAAGTAAACACATCTATTGCTGCCATTTTCTTTGCAATATCATTAACCATTCCTCCTTCAAGTTCGTTATCCCAAATATTACTACCGTGAACATAAGTTATACGCACAGCCTTTGAGAATTCACCGTGGCCGAATCCCCATACTCCATAGCTTTGAATTCTAGCTGGAAGGATAAAGAAACGTGCATAGTAAATCATATTTTGATCTTTCACTAAGAAATAATCTTCTGATCTTCCCTGTACTTTTAAATCCCATCCACCACCATTCCAAATTTCTAATTTAAGAACATTGGTTGCGTAAGAACGAGCTAGTTGTGTACCGGCTCTTTCGAAGTCATGTTCTTCGTGGTATTTAATATTTGGACGCCAAGTTTTTCTTGATGTTTGATCAATAAAACTTTGTGCATTATGAATATAATCTTCCACCGTCGATTTAGTAGGTACAGTATCTGCTGTAAATTCATAACCTAATTGTAAAATCTCTGATACATCTTTAGCCGTTGCGTATGAAGCATATGGGCGCATAATCATGTTTACAACTGTAGGAGATGTGGTAACAGAAGTTGCTTGGCATCTAATCCAAAATCTTGGTATTTGATCGGGTACTGTTGTTGCTGTGTGAGGGGCTGTAGTACTAATTAATAAAGGTGTCCAGTTAATAAGACGATCAAATCTTTCTCCCCCATCTTCGTCAAAAGCATATTCAATTCCTGGGCTAAAAATATTCCAAGAATCTCCATCATAATATTCCCAAGTACGATTCCCTATTTCTCCTGCAACATCTAAAAAGAAAATCGCTAGATCAAAACGTTCTTCCATTCCTAGGTATAGATAATCAGCCGCATCATCAAAAATCGTGAAAGATGTACCGGCAGAACTTCGAGCTTCTGCTGAATTGTCAATAAAATCAGTTGCGCTTGCATCAAATACCCACACAGCCATCCTAGCCGGTTGCGGCGGCAAGTTCGGATAAGATAATCTAGATGAACTAGTCATTAGAACACCCCTATTTGTTTTTTCAAATTCATAATTTTCTTTGCCCCTATAATTTTTATTTTTTCTTCTGGATATTTATATTTAAAAGCATTAAATTTTTTCCTTGCAGATTTATACCAATATCCTTTAACTTCTCTCCACTCATTTAAAGTCGGAAGATAAAAATCTGGAGAATATGAAGAACCATTTGATAATTTAAATCTTTTTGGTTCATATAACCAAGGAATTTCTTCTTTATCTAAATATTGACAATAAATTAGTTCGTAAGAACTTCTTAAAAACACATATTTATTTTGTAATGGTGACCAATAATAAGACCTTCTTCCTTTAGTGAAATTAGATGTATTGTATTCTCCATTAATGTATCGTTCTTTTCTAGTTTCACTTATCTTCTTTTTTGATTCTTCTGAATGCTTAAAACCAAGAGTTATAGTATTTTTAAGCATTCTTTCTGAATGATTCACCAGGGTTGGATGATCTTCTTTTGTTAAACCTTTGCACCAAGATGTTTGTAGTCCTATTTTACCTTTATTCCAGGGAATACGTCCTTGCATACTATCAGACATTTGTTTAATTTTAATATCAGTTTCTTTTGTTAATCCTTTATTCCATGAAGTGGGGTTTTTTTTCCTTCCCCATTGTCCACAATAACTAGAACAAAATCGTTGAGTTGATTTCTTTTTTGTAAAAGATTTCTTACACCACTCACACACAGCCATTCGTTGAGGCTGTGGTGGTAGATTAGGATATGATGAGCGTGAACTACTAGTCATGTTATTATATTACCAAAAAATTACTTATTTCTTCGTCCATCACTTTCTAAATTCATGGATTTTCTAATTTCTTCAATCTGTTTACGCTGAACTAAGCTAATTTTCTCATCTGGGTATAGGCGTTTAAAAGCATCATACTTCTCTCTTGCTCCTTTATAGAAACGTCCTTTTACTTTTCTACTAATTGCTTTAATTTCTTAGCTGTTAGCCTCATAACTGTCCATCCTTTCTCTTTTAACCAAGCATCTCTTTTTTGATCGTGTATTATTGCTTCAGGCTTTAAGTGTTGTGCTCCATCAAGCTCAAAAGCTATCATTTTAGCTGGAAAAGCAAAATCAATTCGATATGTATCTACTTGATGTTCTTGAAAGAAATCTTGATTTTTTACATACCCTAAAAATTCAAGGCGTTCTCTATAACATTTTTCAGCATAAGATTCTCCAATAGGCCAAGGCCCACCAAAATTACAATTCTGGTCTTGTACTTGTTTTAATGCTTGTTGTCTTGTTTTTTCCTTCCTTTCAGGAGTATTTGCAAGTTCAACCGCCTTCTTTTGAATTTTCTTCTTATGAACAGAAGAAAGAGTTTTTCCAAGTTTGGCTTCTCGCATTTTTTGTTTTATTTCTGGTTTATCCATTCCCTTTTTAGTCGCTTGTCCTATTTGTTTTCTATATTCAGGATCAGACATTAATCTAGCACTTTGTTCTCCTATTTGTTTTCGAGTTTTCTCAGAAACAATGTGCCCCATTCGGCTTACTGAAAATTTTTGTCGAGTGGTTACGGATGAAAAAGGCATACCAGGGAATAATTTTTTATATTCTTTTGTAGTACTTTGATGTTTAAATTTAAGATGAGCAGCAGTAATTTTTCCTACTTCTTGCTGGCATAAATAACAATATACTTTATTATCTTCCATTTTCATCTAATTTTAATTGTTTTCGTATTTCCATAATTTCTTTTCTTTGCATTAGTGTTATTTTTTCGTTTGGATACAAACGTTTAAACTCTTCATATTTTTCCTTTGCTTTGCCTATCCAACGCCCTTTCACTTCGATGAATTCCTTTGTATCAGGTAAATAAAAATCGGGAAGATATTTTTTACCTTTCTCTAAAGTGAATAAAAATTCTTCGTATACCCAAGGTATATTTTGCGATTCCAACCATTTAATATAAGTAAGTTCGTAAGAGCTTCGTAACCACACTGATTTTCCTTGTACAGGACTCCAAACGTGAGTACGAATGTACTTTCCACCTTTTCGTTTCTGTCTTCTCTCAGGACTTTCGGCTGTTATTCTTTTACAAAGTAACGAGCAGTAATTGCCGCGTGTTTTAGTCTTTGGGAAGCTTTTCTTGCATCTAGTACATTTCACAATTACATTATCACATTAGATGCAGTTATTAATACCCGATCCTCAGCTACGCCTGGTGCATCACCTGTCCCTTCCCATCTATACCACCACTCTCCCACTAGGTTTAAAGCTAGATCGACTCTGTACACACCTGTACCAACTTTAACGACTTCCGCATCAGTTAAATATATGTACGTAGTTACTTTCCCATTAGGGTTTTTAGTCTTAAACGTGACAGCCGTAGGATCAGTAGCTATCGTAGCTACTGTAAATGTGTTCCCGAATCTAATTGTATCTCCTGAAGGGAATTGTAAAACTGTTGGCATAATTATTACCTAATCTTATGTTATTGGTGTTGCTGTATTAGTCAATCGCCACCGTAAGGGTTAATACAGTAGCCTCTGCTACTGTGAGTGTTAAAGTTGCTGGCGGAGTCTGTTTAATATTACTTAAAGCTCCAGTTAGTGTTCCAATTATTCCTGCAAAAGTAGTCGAAATACTTTTTACTAGGCTTCCTGTTGGAGTAATTATTCCACCACGAACTATCTCTACATTATTTTGTAATACTCCTGTTAATATACTAATTGTTCCGGCGAAACTAAGAGAAATTAAATTACTTAAAGCTCCAGTCAGTGTTGATATGTTTCCACTATACGCAGTAGGAGTTACTAGTTTAATCACTGTTCCCGCACTAGTTAAAACCCCTGCTATCGTATGATTAACATTCGTCTGCATACTTCCTGTTAATGTAGAAATAGTTCCTACTAAAGGAAGTTGTGGAATCTTTGTTAAAGCTCCAGTTAAGGTTGATATTATACCTGTATACGCTGTTGTTGTAACCCCTTTAATCAACGTTCCTGAACTAGTTAAAGCTCCTGTAACTACATGATTAACATTGGTTTGCATTGCCCCTGTTAATGTTGAAACTGCGCCTGTAAAAGTTCTTGCAATCGTTTTTACTGAAGAGAAAGCACCAGTTAAAGTACTAATCACTCCTGTATAAGCTGTAGGACTCACTAATTTCGTTAAAGCACCTGTAAGTGTTCCAATTGTACCTGTATATGCAGTAGTAGTAACACTTTTTGTTACATTACCAACAAAAGTTAACGCTCCACTAATAGATAAAATTAACTCACCGCGCAAAGTATTTCCCCCACGTAAAGTGGAGTTTGGTGATACTCCCCGAACCCTAAAACTATTAGCCATTAGAAAGCCATACCAAAGAAAGGAGCGTTAGTAGGAGGAATTTCTGGTGACATTAAATATAGTACTGTACGAAATGGAGGCTGTGTATCAGTTGTCGAATCCGTTGTCATTGTTGTTCCTGATAATCCTGGATCAGTTGAATCAGAGGCTGAAGATGTATGATCGTGATCTCCCGTCACTACGCTTGACCCAAAAGAACCGTCCTCACGACCACTCCCTGTATCTATGGAGACAGAGTGTGTATGTCCTGTGCTTGTGTGTGTGTGACTTCCACCTGTATGCGTATGTCCTTGAGCACCGCCAGTATCGCCTATATCGCCGCTATTTGTGGCTATTTTTATAAATTCATCCCTTAAATCTGGAGTATCATTTGTCCCATCGCAAATTCTCCACGCAGCATCCACACTAGCAATAGTTCCTAGATACATTACAATTACATTTTCTAAATAATTTGTTCCAGCACTTGTATTGTCTAGCATCCAAAGGGTGAAATATGCAGGCTCGTTAGCCTCAGAGTCATTTGTAGGTGCCGTATTTCCTGCAGTTCCATTACCATCAGTAGCTGGAGTGGCTGTATGAAACCGAGTCTTTACTGCATGTTGCCAACCCCAATCTATCCACTGCGCGAATACGTTATGAATGGATGTAGTTGCGGTACCATGTAAATGAGTTGGAAAAGTATGATTATGACTTGTTCCCGTATGTGTATGGCTTCCGCCGCCTGTTCCACCACCATTTCCACTCGCTGTAGAGGCTCCTTTCAAGAAAACACCTTTACTTGCTACGTGTTGAATCCAACCAGGCGGCAAAGTTGAATCATTTGCAAGTACCTGACTATCTTGTGGGAAACCATTTGGGGTACCATCACTCTTAATATAAATAGGTTCAAAGTGTGCCGGTTCACTACTTGGGGAGTCCCATGAAGGTGTCCCTGTTCCCGAAGTAGCACTTTGTGCACCTGTTGTGTAAGTATGGCTATGAGCCGTATTGTTTTGGTACGACCCACCACCCCCCATAGCAGCCTCAACATAATTTGTCGTTCCTGTGTGTGAGTGAGAAGCTAATGTGTGTGTGTGGCTTGCATCAGTTGTATGCGTATGTGTAGCCGCACCACCAGTTACGTCTGGATTAACAGCATCTGCAGTACCTTTTATAAAAGTATCATCAAGAGTAGTTTCTCTAGACCATCCTGAAGGAATAGATGCATGAGTTCCGTCCCACATGATTATGTAATTAAGAGGAATTAAAGGCATTTGTTATTTTTAATTTCCGTGATCGTTGTGATGAGTAATAATTTTCACCACTTTATATTCTTTTCTATCTATCATTTGCTTAGTTTGTTCGATTGCTTCATCTTCATTTTTACATCCGACTAAATCAATGTCTGCTCCACGTTCATAAGTACCGTCTTTTTCGTGATGATCATAAGCTAATACTAAAAAATGTATGTGTGTAGATTCGTCTTTCATTGTTCTTTACCTCTTTTTTTCTTAACTAAATAATGCTGTTTGTACGCCGTGATAAATACTTCCATCATAGTAGAAGGAATAAATATCTTTTTCATTTGCGCCTGCAGATTGTGTAGGTTCTGTTCCACCAGGCCACTCAACTGCCGCAGGCCATGTCACCGTATTTGTAGCCGTTGCATCCT